ACTGATGGAGAAGCAGTTCCTATACCGATGTTTCCTGTTGCTCCATCAATAGTCATAGCTTTAGAATACACTCCACCAGTTCTTGACAAGAAATGTAAATCAGTATCATTATTAGTTACACCAATCATCCCATCTGTGCCGTCTGAGCCTATATTTATTCCATTGTTTCCATCAGATGGAGTTATTCTGACAATTTGATTTGACATAATTCCATTAGCAGAACCATCATCTGAGCAATGGAGAGTAGCTACTGGAGAACTAGTTCCTATGCCTACTCGTGAATTAGTAGTATCCACAACAAAGACATCTCCACCATCACCATTCTTGCGAACTAATAAAGCCTCTGTATTGGTTACATCAATTACTTGTGTACCTTGAATTATCTCATCAAAAGATAGTGAGCCATCACCATTAACAGTTAAGTCACCAGTAATAGTTACATCACCCCCTATAGTACCACCTACAAGGTTTACGTTTAACCTACTGTTAGCATCATCCAAAGCCGCATTGAAGGCTTCCTGTGTTGTGTGAGAAAATGCATTAACTGCATTACCTGAAGAGTTTAGAAGAACTTTGTTAAGAACTTCTTTTGTTGTAAATTTATTTATGTCTGACATTGTTTATCCTATATTCCTCCACCACCGCTTTAAAAGCCTCTATATTGGTTAAACTAAATTAGGTACTTTGACGGCTCTTGAACCACCAGTCTTATCCTTTTTACGGACACCATACCTCTGTATAGCTTCTTTAAAATTTCTTTCGTGCTTAGTCGCCATAGCCATTGACGCTTGCATAACATTAGGGTCTGCAGTCTTACCAGCCTTATCCATGTATAAACATTTCTTAACGTAGTCTACTACAGAAAGCTCAAGTGCATTATCTATATCTAAGTTATCTGTTATAGCTGTTACGCTATTTGGTTCTGCATAGTAATGTATCAATATACCATTAGTTACAGATTCTGCTATTGCTTTAAATTGTTTTCTTGCTGTAGTTCTCCCATTACCAGATGAATCTACTTTAGTTATTAACGCTAATGCATCTCCTTCTATAAAATACATTGCATCATTTTCTGGGTATTTAATATTGCTTGCCATAATTAATCCGGTGCGTTTATTTTGCCTTCACTTGTTGCGTCAGCTAATAATAAATTCTTATCAAGTAGCCTAGGTATTTGTATATAGTCTCCCTCACTATCCATCAGGTAAACTCTTAGTATATGATTAACCTCTAATGATTTATCATCAGAGGTCATTCCCTGAGCCCCATCTCTAGAGCCATCTGATAGGTCATAATACATTTGATTTGCAACTGCATTTATTTTAGCGTGAACAACTTTTGTTTTAAACATTCCTATTTCTACTAAAGCATCATTAATTAAATTCATAATATAAGCTTCAGGAGCATCTGGGAATACAAGTCTTACTCGACTTATTAATTCTTTTACACTTATTGAATGTACTGCCATATTAGTTTACTAGCTGTGCTAGTCCTTTACTATAATCATCTTTTAATTGAGCTAACATAGGATTATACAATTCTATATCTTCTTCTGTAGCTAATAATTGTTGAACTGCTTTTATACAAGCATATAATACTACTAAGTACTCAGCTTCATCTGGGAAGTTAGCTATCGTAGAAACATTACTTGCATCTACGGTAGGGTATATAACGTGATGAACTTTTGCTGTATTCCCAGCAGTAGGGGTCGGATAAACCTCTAATGTATTATCGAATATTAAATATGCTGGGTCTGTAGTACTTGCTACTTCCATATCAGAAGCGTCTTGTATCCTGCCTCTTTTATAAACAGGTACTAACCTACAAGGATGGTCTATAGTTCCATCGTATCTAAGAACATCCAACACTAGTCCCTTGGTATCTAAATTTGTTAAAGTAGTAGTGCTGTTATCTAATGTAGAAATATCAGCACACTTTAATAACAACTGAGGAGGTAAGGCGTTTATAATTTCTTTACATCCAGCAGTCATAAAATCATCCATAGCTGTTTGGTCGCTAAATGTACCTATAATATCTTGTATCTGTACGTCAAAGTTAGCCATTAAACAGCACCTGCTTGCCTAACTTTTTCATTCCAAAATTTTTGACTTTTACTTCTCTTATCTTTATTTAGTTTATTTATATGACTATCCATACTAACTTCTGAAAATTCTATATCACTTCTTTTGCCAATCTCACTTTGCATAAACATATTAGTTGTATATATAGGTTTAGAAGCTCTACTTCCACATTTTTTGCAGTAAAACCATTGCTTTGGATTTGGGGCATTACATTTTATACACTTCATATTTACATAATGAGGGGGTATCTTAGTAGACACCCCCACATTCCTATTTAACTATTAAGACTGATAAGTCCAAACTGAGGCATCATCCATTTCTTTTATGTACCAACCATCGGCTGTTCCATATTTAACAGAAATAACTGCACCTTTTTTAGCTCCTGTGCATCCGATATATTTTCCATCGGTAGATGCAGCTTTACCACAACCACCTAAAAATTTATCACTTGCATTAGGGTCTAGTCTTAAGTACTCTGCCGCACCTAGATCTACACCAAGAACTAACTTATACTCAAGACCTGTAGCTACAGCAGGTAGGGTCACAACAACATCAGCTTTATCAATTATGTGTACTCCACCTACATCTGCGGCATTATCTAATGTAACAGCCGCACTATGGTATTCTACGTGGTTTGCTTTTACAGCAGTTCCCTCTAAAAAAGAACCACTATTCTGTTCTAAGTAACTTGCTCTAGCCATTATTAAACTCCTTGTAATTGAATTAACATATGACTTTCAGGAAGAGAAACTTCTAATCCAGCCTCAGTCATAATCATATCTTTACGAAGGTCTTCATCAGCAGACTGAACGTTAGTCATAATTTGAGTATCACGATTAACACCGTTACCTACTAATGGTCTATAAGCTACATTATCCATATCAACCATACATAAAAAACCAGAAGAAAAACCTCTAAATAAAGGTTCTTTAACTAGGTTCATTGTACCGTGAATAGTTTCAACTTGAAGAACTGTATGTCCAAAAGAACCTTCAGTTTTTTCAATGTTGTATCTTAATTCATTTCCAATAGACTGGTCTATAAAAGATGTAGAGCCAAGTTTATTAAAGAAAGTAATTACAGGTAAACTAGCAAGAGCTAATTTAGAATCTGAACCACCACGAGCTGGGTCGTAAACAACTTCAAAATCAGATAAGATTCTATCGTATGTTAGTTCAGATGCTGTAGCACTTCTGAAATATGGAGCTCCTGCAGTATAAGCCAAATCGTTTGTTCCAGTAACTGCTGTTCCATTTGCTAATATATGACCTGCAATACCTTCTGAGTATTGTATTCCACCAACAGTTGCACGTTGACCAAAAAGCATAGCTCTTTCGATGTCTACTTTATGCTCACGTAATTTAAGATTCCAAATTCTTTGAAACTCATCTTCGTAACCACGGTATCTGGTTGCTCTAGCTGTATTAGACATTTCACAAGCTGTTTTGAAGATTTGGGTAAGACCAAAATCATTATCAAGCTCTTCTGAAAAAACGTCAGGTGAACCTGAGCCTTCAGAAAAAGATGTTCCTATAACAGTACATTTTGCATCATCAACAGTTCCACCTGCATCAGCACCAGATATTGTTTTACCAGTAAAGCTAGTATCAGTACCATTATCTATAGGGTTTGATTCTATTCTAACAATAACAGGGTCTGACACATTACTATTTTCTTGACCTATAACAAAAACCATTCCTTTGATAAGCCAATCAACTGAAGCTCCTCCAGAATCTACGTTATAAGTTAAAGAAGAACCAGCCGCTGGAATTGTTTCTTCACCTTTAATTAAGAAAGAACGGTCTGTCATAGAGATTTTAGTTCTATCTTCTAAAAATCGGAATTGTGGGTCATCCGTAGGGACTTTAGCTACCTTTGAAAGATATACGAAGAATGGAGATTCATCTGGGGCTAAGTCAGCAACACGGTCTGAGAAGTTGAAAAGTCTCCGAGTATGATAACCGCTAGCGGCTGAACCCGGAGTTCCAACATTTACAATTCCTGAATTGTATGTACTCATTTAGTACTCCTTAGTTAATATTGTTTTCTATTAGATACTCCCATAACTCCAGACCATACACTATCTAATTCATTGGGTTGCTCAGGGTTAGCACCTTGTACGACGCCAGCCGTAGGTGCAATCTTCTGAGTTCTTTGAACAGCTTCTAAGTTAGGAGAAACTTTTTGTTCTCCTCCCTTATACTTTCTATATACATCAACTAACATTTCAATAGGAAGTTCATCCCTAGGATTTGTTGCGAATTGTATAAAGTCATCAGCCATCGCAGGGTCTTCAAACCCGTACTTAGTGGTAAGGTCTTGTTTTAAGTTATTAAGAGCCATCTGTTTCTGTAATCCTGAGAACTGTTCTTGAACAGCATTATTCACAAGATTCTTTTCTTGGCTTACCCTCATTTCATATGAAGGTGAACCGGGTTTGTAGTAAGCTTCCCACGGGTCAAAAGCATCTTCACTGAGTTGCTCTTGTTTAGGTTGCTCTTCTACTGTTTTGCTTCCACTTAAAGTGTTTCTCATAGCCTCAACAACGTCTGGTCTTTGTTCTAATACTTTACCTAACTGTTGATACTTTCGAAGTTCCTCGACTTCATTATTAAGCTTTTCATAGTCTGCTGATTTCTTGTCATACATTGACTGAAACTTCTTAGCATCATCAATAGGCTGTTCATATCCCTGCTCTGCAGGTTGACCTCCTACTTGTTCCGGCTCAACAACTTGTTCTAAAACTTGACCTTCCACACCTTCTATTGTGTTAGCGTCTCCGTTCATAGCGTCTTCCATTTTATTCCTCGATTTCTTTTATTATTAGCATCACCTTTTGCAGATGTCCATAAAAGCAGAACCGTGGAAATGTCCCCACTACTTCTGTTTTCAATTTCTTACAGCTCCTTCTTCTGTGTCAACTATTCTTTTTAGATTATCAACCTGTACTTTAGTTTTAAACTTAGTATCATTTTGAATCTCATTAAGCCTGCTTTTGAACTTCTCAGTTTCTGTCCTCTTCCTTGAGCTTACTGCTTCACGCTCTGCGGTTTGAAGGTCTCCACTAAGTTTCTTAACTTGAGCTTCTAATTGTTGTACATAAGATTGCAACTGAGACATTTGTCCCTTTCGCTGTAAGACACCTTGTTTGTCAAAGATTTCAGTTTTCTTTAAAACCTCGACATCGTCTACCAGATTCATCTTAAACGCCTCAAGGTACATATTATATTCTGCTACCCTGTTTGATGGCAAAGTTGAACCGGATATGATTCTCACATCATAATGCCCTATCGTGATGTCATTTTGTATGGCATTAAGTTCCTGACTTTTATTATCATACATATTAACTGTATATTCAGTAATATCATTATTTGGTTGTATGATTCTAAACGTCTTTGCGTAAGTATAATGACCCTTAGCTAAGTTGTAAACATTACGACCTAACCTAGTCAAACTTCCTTCTATATCCCTAAGCTTAGATTTACCACGAGTCTCACCCATTTCGGCAAGCATCGCAGTTCCTCTTACTGTCTCAGGAGCACCTTCTCTAAATCCCTGCATTAATTCAGGTATACCCATACTCAAATCTATATAATGTTCTATTCTACTTATTAGGTTATAGAACTCATTTGAGAGTGATTGTGGGGCAGGGAAGTGCGGTGCACCGAATTCAGGATTATAAGGTATTACTGCGTTGGGTTTTGCCCAGTCCTGTTCTAGCTGCCCCAAATCATCTACGCTCCCTTCTGGGACTAGTAACTTAAGTCCAGCAGAAGCCTGAGCGTGCGAGAGGGTGAGAGAGAAAAGCTTATTCAAAAGTCTTTGTGAATCTTTAACTTTAGATATATCAGACTTTGGATATGGTGTACCAGTCCATATATTAGGAACTGGAATAATAGGATATATATCTGTATTTAATATTTGTTCATACAGTAAAATGTCACCAGCAGTTGCTGTGACTTTAATTCTTGTTTGCACTACCTCTACTATTTCTATCATACCTGCTTTCATTAGTAGCTGTGCTTGTTCATTTTGTAAAAATCTTTCGTACTTATCTATATCTAATATAGATTCAGAGCCATCTTGTTTGTTAAATATACGATAAAAAGGTACTTTAACCTTTGTAAATCTTTCTAGTATTCTATACTTATTAACTCTATTGTACTCAGATTCATATGTACTATCAGGTGTAAAGGACTTAGAGCTATTTCTTTTACCAGAAGATGGATAATCTTCTTCATCATAATAAGACTCTAGGTCATCTATTACAGGCTCAACTTGAGGGTACATATTAATAAGTTGGTCTTCAGTAAGAATAGTAGATAAGATAATACCTGAAGCATCGTCAGCATATCTATTCCTAGATGCAGGGTCTATGTAAACACGGAATGGGTCTATATATGTAATCTTAACCTCTCCTCTTCCGTAATCTGCTTCTGGGTCTATATAAGAATAAAAGTAACCCATACCTGCAGTAGCATAATCGTGCACAGCTTGTTTAAACTGAGTATCTCCATCAGATATATCCCATACATACTCTAGTAAAGTTCTCCAGACATTAGACATTCTACTATCTGAATCCTCTCTACCAACTGCACTATACTTAGGAGAACGAGAAGTAAGTAAAGACTTAAGCTTTTCAATAGCGGCATAAACCCTATCAATGACAAAGTCTCCTTGACCTACTGCTCTTAAAGCATCTGATTCTTCTTGTGAGTAATGATTACCTAGGAAGAAGTCTACTGCATCACGAGCCTCTACATCCCAATCAGCTCTTGCATCCTTCCATTGTCTCCAAAGTTGTCTATTAACTTCAGAGTGCTTTACTTCGTTACTCTCTAACTCTCTTATACTAGAAATAGCTATACCTTTTTTTTAATGTTATAAATTTAACTAAAAATTGTAAATAATGCAAGTAGTATTTAAACTTTTTGACCAGTTATCCAAGATATAGTTCTTTTAACTGTTTCAATCTTACGAGATTTAGTTTTATCATTTTTAAACTCAGATGCTTCAAACCTTTTACTTAGAGGTGGTCTAGATTTATTTACAGCATACCACAGACCATCAAGTATATCGTCGTTCTTTCCTTTTGGAAACTGAAACATTTCATCAACTAATGTTGTATGTTTTCTTTTAATAAACATCTTACGTCTATTAACTAAAGGAGCTAACAAAGATTCAAGTCTATCTTCTTTTTTAATACCAGTTGGAGGTCTAACTCCTAGTGCTACACCCGGAGCTACCTTCCTATCTGTTCCTGTCATTTTATTAACAGCATCTTTGATAATACCCTGAGCTCCTACGTGTTCAACATTAACTCTTTTAACAGGAGAATATTCTTTTGCATAACTAAATATTTCATCTGGCATATCATATAAAGGTATATGTTCCCTCATATAGTCTATTACGTAAACATTTCTATCGCTATCTATACCTACTACCATAATTATTTGATAGTCACTAGAGGCAGTAGACTCATAAGCTAAGTCAACACCAAGATAAACATTAATGGGTATAGCTTCTTTATTATTAACCAAATAAGCATAACCGTTTTTACTTTCAAATTCGTGGTCATAATATTCTAACCTATCTGTTTTAAACTTAGCATTTTCTAAATCTCTAGCTTCATTTAAATATTCTTGTGCAAATTTATGAGATAATCCTACATCTTCAAATCTTCTACGTATATCATCTAGTTTTTCTTTAGAGAAATATGAACTCCATAGAACATTACCATCACTATCAATAGCCTTATGGTACATAACATCCCAAGCATACTTTCTTTTATCTCTACTAGCTTCTTGGTATCCATCATAAATACTTTGTAGAAAGGAATCGTAATGAACAATAGTACCAATTAACCATACAGAACCTTCATTACCTGCTGAGTTTTCTAATGCTGGTTCAACTGTAGACATAACCCACTCTTTTATTTCCCTTCTTCTGTCTGGAGTCTTTGTATTTAACTCAGATTCAAAGTCATCAAGTATAATCTTAGTGTACCTAAGACCTAGTTGGGAACGACCACGTAGTCTTTGAGATGTACCCTTAGCTATAATTCTATCTCCTTTACTAGTGGTAAACTCTTTCTCTGTCCATTTACTACCTCTAAGGTCTCCAAAGTAGTAATTTAAGGCAGGATTCATTTCTATATGGTTTTGTATATATTTTATATGGTCTATAGCCTGTGATTGTTCTTCTGCTACCCAAGCTATAAATTCTTTTTTACCCTCTGGATTAAAATAGAGATGATATAATAAAGCTGTTTTAGCTAACGTAGATTTACTATGACCTCTAGGTAATATAATACAATTTCTTTTTTTATCTGGGTCTAGTAGTAAATCACTTAGTTCATAGTGGTATGGGGCAGGGGTAGACTTCATATAGTCTTCGGGTAGGAATAGCTGACCAAAGGAGACTACATCCTTTCTAGCCAACTCTAACACTCGTTCCTTTTCAGAAACGTTGTTTTTGTTTATGTTAAATGTATTAGCTTCTGACATTTATCTGAGTACCAGTCTTTGCCCGGAACTTCTTGAAACACTCCAGTACTTTGAAGTAGTAATGTTCCTATAGTATACATCCAAGCTTCTACCTTCTTATCACCTCTATAAGCCTTAACAAGTCTTCTTTCATATAATCCAGAGTCAACTCCTTCGTATACATCATAATTATCTATGTCTTGCTCATCTACGTCTATAACCTCTACAACTAAGTTACTAGCGTCTTCATTTGGCATTGCAACAGGATAATTTCTATGACCGGGAAAGTACAAGTTAAATCCATCTACCTTCCACGTCTCCCTCTTTCCATTACGAAGAGTTCCGTATACTGCTAACTTATCTGTCTTCATTAAACCTGTTCTTGTAGTCCCAAAAGTCTTTTACGTCTTCTATATATCCAGTATCAAACTTTTCACTATACACTTGATACTCATAAAACAGCTCATATATCTCATTAGCTATATATTCTCTTGACATACTGTCTTTTAAGTCATTGTCATTTTCACCGGCTTGTTCTAACACCTGTATGCATACTTCATATAGGTTCATTTTTCTTCTGTCCTTTCAGCTTTCGCTATTTGTTTTACGTTGTTACCACCTATTGCATCTAACTGTTCTGGAGAAAAACCTTGGAATACAGTTACAGACTCTGATTTCTTTTCTGTATCTCTCATTCCTGCTATAGCAACAAGCTCTTTAAGTAAGGAAACTTTATCACTATCTCTAGAGGCATCAGACTCAATGATGTCTTTCATCTTTTCTAGTATATAAAGAGGCGTTATATCAGCCTCATTCATAACTTTTGCTATCTCTTCTTTAATCAAACCTTGTACCCTTTTTGTATTCATTAAAATCTTAGCTTCTCTTTCTGCGTAAATCCTATTATTCGTAGGATAAGCAGATATAAAAGCGTCTGTTATGTTATCACCTTTTGCAACATACTTAGCAAATAAAAACTCTTTAGATGTAGGCTTTACCCTATCTTTATTTATATCATACTTTGTTTTATCTTTTCCAAATGTATATATATTACGTTTTATATCACCTTTCATTTCATTAGATGGTTTACAAATGTAAGAACCCATAACAGTCCTAACGTAGTAATTATAAATTTTATCTGTACCTGACGCTTTCAACCCCCCTCTTTTCAATATCATACATACTTGACCATCGTCAGCAAGAACCCAATCACCCTCTAAACCATTTCTCCAGTCAGTAACTAAAGCCTTGTTAGGCATATAGTGCTTAAATTCCTTTTCATCTTGGAATAGAGGGTGTTCAATGCTCTTTATCTTTTTCTTTTTCACTTTGCCTTAAGTACCTTACCATCTACAGTACTTACTCCATTTACAATCTGATGAACTGTAACGTTGAAGTTTTTATTAGGATGAAAATCAACAATAGCAAAAGCGTGTTGCCAATTGTGTTGCCTGTTTCCTAACCACTCGTTTGCCTCTGCACTCATATCTTTTAAACAACCTATAGACCAAGCAGACTTTACACCGTCTATATGAGTGACACTAGATTGTTGTATGTCGTGATGATGTCCATACATGACATTGCCACCGAGACGTATGAGATGATTACGAGTATGATGAACACCAGCGAAATGATGTCCGTGATAAAAGTTGAGCTTTCCGATTTTAAGCATCTTTCCAATTCTATGATATTTATATCCTCTCTCTTTAAGTTTAAGAGCATTTGGGACAAGCATTTGCTTAGATAGGTATGGGTTTTCTTCGCAAAATCTATTAAGCCAGTCTTCGTGATTACCTTCAATGAAGTGCCTCTCCTTTGTCCCTGCCTTATCCAAAGACTTATCAATTACATCCATACCTTTATTTACAGCTTCTATCTCCTTTACAACAAAAGGTAGTTGATATTCTAATGGTGGTCTTTTCTTTTTCTTCCATTGCCAATGAGAAACAGATTCCCACTCTCCTGTATCTCCTAGGTCAATATATATATCTGGCTTTACTAACTCGATAGCCTTACATAAAACCTTTATAGCTGGTTTATCCTCAAAGGGAAAATGCTTATCTGGTGTTACTATAGCTCTTTTCATTTATAAAACCCCATTATCGCTTTAATTATTATTGCTAGCACAAGTGCTTCTATTACAAAATAAAAATTTAAAAACATTATTCCTAATGCAGTAAATACTCTCATTACAAACCTCTCATTTTCTTTGCTGACTTACGTATACGGTCATCAGCTATTCCCGGTATGACTATGGATTCAAAGTAATCACAACCCTCTTCTACTTTACAGTCTTTCCCACTAAGCTTTGAGTCTATAAAATAACCTAATCTATCTTTCTTATTAGAAAATACACATCCGATACACTTACCAGTATTCCAGTTTGCACAGTTTAGTTGAGCTATTGTTTTTATTCTATTCATAATCTATGTATTAATATATAAATAAACTATATATATATGCAAGTATTATTTTATTTTATATTAATATTAATAAAGTACTTGTAAAATTTGTTTTTTCTTATTAAATTATTAGGCGAACTAAGCCAAGAAACTAACTACTTAACTAAATAAAGAAAGAAATATATATACTAACGTATATATAAAGAAAGAAAAAGGAAATCAGATGAATGGCAAAGGAGACAAGAGTAGAATAAATGATGTTAAACGTTATAAAGAAAATTACGATAGGATTTTTAATTCTAACCCCAGTAAAGACAAGTCAGATAGAAAACCTAGACAAGCTGTTCGAACAAGCAATATGGGAAGAAACAAAGGAAGTAACCGTAAAAGAGTATGAAGTAGAGAAGATTACTCAAACAGCAGGAGTAAGAGGCAACGAAGCAGAGCACGAAACCCTTAGTTACCTATATTATAGACTAAATAGTAAAACTAATGAAATACCTCCAAAACTGTTAGAATTACTACTAAGCGATACGAATACCCACTAAACAGATAATCTCTTGATTAAAAGGTAATATAGAGCCAAATAGAACTATTCTAGTATATAACTTATAAGTACTAATCAAAGATACTGAAAATTTTTACGAAATATTTTTAAAAACACTTGTATTGTTTACTGATATGTTAGTAACTTACAGTAACAAAAAGGTTGAGAAAATGAAAACTAGACTACAAAAAGCATTAGACAACGATTATAGTGAAGATACTATCTACGATAATATAAATAAATCTATTGAATTAGCCCACGGAATAGACGTATATGACATTATTGACCCTACAGGTAGAACTTTACACACTTTAGCTGAAATTGTAGGAAGACTACAAAATGCTGATACTCTGGAAATAATGGACGCAGGATACAATATAGACGAAACTAGCCAGTACAAGGCATAATTACCCACCTATGTTCTAAAAAAATATACAAAAATTGTGTGTGAGTCTTCTTTGCGTATTACCCCCGCCCCCTAATCCTGTTTGAAATTCGACTCGTTAGTTGAAAATTCGAATTATGATTCGAAAGTTCGAACTAGTATTCGAAAACTAAACTCAATATTTTAAAAACCAAACGCTCATAACGCTCAAAAAAATAATTCTAGGATATTAACTTAAAAGGTATTAATTTCTAGGTTGTTTTAAATTGCATCATTTCAATTATACATAATATATATTATGCGAAATTTTCTTCAACTTCAAATTTAACTCATACAAATTTTTTCTTAATAATCCTAATGTTTTTTTATACATTTTGAATTAATTAACATATGTTAATTTATTATTATTTTCTTGACTCATATGCATATTTATATATATAATCCGATATGAATTTATTAACAAATAACAAGAGGTTAGAGAATGAATAATAACAAGACAAGCTACGCTTCTATGAAATCTTTAGTAGAAGCTGGAATCATAGAGCAATCACAACTAGATGAAGCAGTAAGACTAGGCAGAGTTTCTATGCCAAGAACTGGTAAATTGGATTTTGCACCGATCGAAGTACAACAAGCGTGGGCAACTTTCGTAGAAGTTGCAACTTCTAATTTAAGTGAATGGAATGACAATTTAAGAGATACCGGTTCTAGTATATCTGAAGTATCTCTGAATTGTAAGAAGTAGAAAAAAAAAACTGTAGAGGGTTATCCGTAGAGAGGTAACCCTCTGGAGATAAAAAAATCTATATAGCAACTTGGTTTCTATTAAGATAATTCGTAGACACCAATTTAATAGATAGATAAATAGTAGAATGATAAATAGTAGAGGTAAAAATGAGTAGAGATAATATATTGGTAGATATGCAATCTCCTACTCCATTGGATAACTACAGGTATAAAGTAGAAAGTCTCTTAGAGATATATATTAGTAGAGATATGGAAAGTAGAAAATATATCTTAGAGATAAAAGAAAATGGAGAGAGTTTGACTCGCATAGAGAGTAATACAATTCTACAGAATTGGACTCTAATTGAGTTAATCAGAGAGAAAGCATACAGAGATAGTAAGCAGGTAGATGTACATAATGTAGATAGAGGTTACTCCTACAAGAGAATAACTCTAGCAACTACATTAGATGGTAAAGAGAGAGGTGAAGCTATAGAGAAACAGATTCAGAGAGAGAAAAGTTTTAGTAGAAAGATGGTAGTAGGGACTCCATACACTCGGAGAAAGGCTAGGAAGTACGACCCGAAGATTCTACGACCAATACTAAAGAGTGATAAGACTTGGTAGAAATAAGGAATAGTAGAATGGAAGTAATTAAAGAGAAAGAAAATTACAGAGGTAGGTGGTTTGTAGTACACTACTTAAAAGAGAACTTTGGAAAGTACTACACCTATAAACCTAGAGAGTTTAAAAACTCTACTGAAATTCTAGTACGAGGTTCTGCTCTAACTATGTATAATACTAGAGAGAAGATGCTAGAGTTCAAAGAGTATAGAGGTAAGGTATATTGGAGAGCAGGATAAAACTATAAAGGAATAATAGAATGGGAAAGATAGAGAGTAAAATAGTAGAGATACTAGAAGATATACTCGAAAGAGTAGAGAGTTTCTTAGAGATAGTATTGCTAGTAGGTGGTATTTACGTAGCAATATATTTCGTAGGGTATGCTATTAGAGGTTGTTTCTAGTAGAATGTTGTCAAAAAAAGTTCTTGACATTGTCCCTATTATTTAGTAAGTTAATGGTACGCCAAAGTACGATATATTAGTATTTTGTCGTAGAGAAAAAAACTAATAGAGAGGTTATTATGAGAGAGATAATACATCATCTACTAGGCTCTTGTGGAGAGCATCACTTCAGTCTACTGACTATATTGTCTAGTGGATTTGTTGTACTCTACAAAGATTATATTCTATGTATAATCAGGGAGGCTAGAGATGTTCTATTCAAATGAAGTCTACTTAACTAACTATAGTCATACTAGAGTAGTAGAGAAAGGTTATAGATTTACTAGTGATTCTGTAGATGATATTCTAATAGATGAAACAATGATAGATAGTGTTCGCCACTTTAATTTTCTACCTACTATAAAATCTAGGCTGTTCAGACTAGTAGATGTATTAGATGTAGATGTAAGTGAAGAGACTACTAATGACGTAGAGAGAAAGCCTAATGTAGTACTTGAAGGTATCTATAATGATGTAACTGTAGTAGCTAGAGTTAGAGATATACTATTCTGTAGTAAACATTACAGAGATGAGCTGCCTACTATTATAGGCTATGGTAATCATTCTACAATGATAACACATCCTTGGAATGTAGAGACGGATTTAATACATAGAGATAATGCTTCGTACTACATAACAGAAGAGTACATAGATAGTAGAGAACAATCTAGGTATAGTTCTAACTATACCTCTTGGATTAATGTACATAAACTTTGGAAAGAGAATAAGTTTGTAGATAGATTTGATAGTAGAGTATCTTATCCTAATAGATTCTACCTAGATATAAGAGTACAGAAAGTTCTATCTATGTCCTACAACTCTGTAAGAAAAGTTAGTATACCTTATACTAGATGTCATTACTGTAGAAAATTAGACCATAGAGGTATGAGTAGAGTAGCTGGGATTAACTTTATATGTGAGCCTTGTACTAGAGAAGTAGAAGTTCCCTGTGGGGTTTGCCTAGATACTGATACCTTTATTAATATTCCACATAGACAAAGACTTAGAGAGAAATTTAAGGGTATCTGTAAAGATATGGGTATAGAGTTCTTACATACTAGTTGCTCTCTTCTTCTCTATAAAGAATGTAGTAAGTGTAAAAAGATAGACAAGGTAGACTTAGACCATATACATTCAATAGATAAACTTTCTTCTAGGATTAGTGCACTAAAAAAGTTTGTTGGAGACTATTTTGATTTAGACGGAGATAGATACTGTAGTAATTGTGCTAATCTACACTTAAACCATAGACTATATAGTCCGTACAAAAGTATGTCTCTACCTAATGTAATACATATGGACAAGGTTTATACTAGACATATTGGTATAGAGAGTGAGGTTATTACTCAGTACTCAGACGAAGAAGAATATGTAGATTGCGAACGTATACCTAGTCAATTTGAAGTAGTAGGTGATGGCTCTCTATCAGAAGGTGGGGTAGAGTACAGAACAGCTAGACCATTAGTTGGCTCTGAAGTATCTGTTGCCTTATCAGACTTAGAGAAAGCACACAGGAGACACGACAATTACGTAGATAAAAGTTGTGGTATACATATACATATGAATGCTATAGACTTTGGATTTAGAGAGATTAAAAACCTACTAATGTTGTCTAGTTCTATACAAGATACTATCTACGAATCCTTACCTAGCGACAGAAGAGAGAATAATTATGCTAGGAGAATAACAATGTCTCCTACAATGATTGAAGAGATAGAAGACTTACCTACTCTAGTAAGTAAGTACTACAATATGACACTGAGTAAATATAATGTAGGAAGATACAACGAGGGTAGATATATAGGTACAAATCTACACGCTAGATTCTTCTTAGGTACTATAGAGTTTAGGTATCACGAGGGACAAATTTACTCTCCACCTATTAGAGAGTGGATAAAGTTCCTTAATAGACTAATGGATACCTCTAAAGATTTACATAGAAATAAAAAATTGTATCAACAGGTACTTTCTAGGACTAGTAATGCTATGGATATTATAGATAGTATTGGTGGTAGAGAGAGTACAGCATACATAGAGAAGAGAATAAACAGAAACAAATAAGGAGACTACATATATGTGTGGTATATTCGGGTTCGCTAAGACTAGCGGACATCAAACAGAAAATCAACTAGAGATGTTGAAAGATGTACTAACGGAACTAGCAGACGAGTCCTCTATTAGAGGTACAGATAGTACAGGAATGTCTATCATACAACCAAATAGTAGACAGACATACAAGACTCTACTTGATTCATCTACTCTAGTAACTACTGGAGATTGGGATGAACTTCTAGATAGTATCAACGTAGATACTACTATAGCTATAGGTCACGTAAGACTAGCTACTCACGGAGTGGTAAAGACTCGTAACGCTCATCCTTTTACTGTAGGTGATGTAGTAGGTGCTCACAATGGTATAATACATAACTACAATAAGGTTGCAAAGTCTCTAGGAAAGAGTGTAGAGGTAGACTCTCAAGTTATCTTCGCATCTCTTAATAGAAACAAAATGAAGAACGCATTCGAAGATATAGACGGAGACTTCGCTATAACTTGGATAAAAGACAGTAACAGGAAGATACACTTAGCTAGAGAGTCTGGTAGACCTATGTACATAGCCTATTGGAAGAAAGCTAGGATACTTCTATGGGCATCTACTAAAGAGATATTAGATGTATCTATGACTAAAGCAGGTCTAAAGCTACCTACTAGTAAAGTAGTAGAAGACTATATACATACGTATGACACAGATAATTTCTCTAGTAAACCTAATGTAGAGAAAGAATCTTTCCATACTATAAGTCAATGGAACAAGATAACTAACTACTATGGTGGCTATGGATGGAGTGGTCGCTCTACAAATTACGTTACCTGTGATATGAACCCAAGTCCAGCAAGTAAGTCTCTAATGCCAAGTCGTCAAGAACTGATGTGTAACTACTGTTATGAGTGGGTAGACAATGAAGAGATTATAACTATAGCTAACGAGAACATATGTATAGACTGTGAGTATTCAATAGAATTCCCGACCTATACTAAAACAGATAAGGAGAACAATGATGACAAAGTACTCTTCTAAGAAGAAGGTAATACTTATAGGATTACCCAACCCTATCAAGTTAAAGTCTAAGAAATATATTATAGAGACTTTATATGATAGAGCTAAAAAGAATCCTTTTCTAAATAAACACTCTTATGAAGAGTATCTAGAATTTTTGCAAGAGCAGATTTCTACTCTAGGTAATATAGAAATAGAAGAGAGTGATGAAGAGATAGAGACTCGTATATTCGATGCTCTAAAGAAAATGGATTGGATTAAAGTTATTAACACTTTCGTACTAGGGATTATTACTACTAACATAGGAGTGTAGTATGGAAACAAATAGAGAGCAAGAACTAGTCTGTAGTAACTGTGAAGAGAGTACAACTTCTATTGTAAATCATAATCTATGTTATGATTGTTACTATGAAGAGTACTGTAGTTGTGAGAGCTGTGGAGATGAGATACAACTAGAAGAAGTATCTACTACTGAAAGTGGAATGTACTACTGTGATGATTGCTACAGCGAACATTATACTTATTGTTATGATTGTGAGATTGAGATACATAGAGATGAAACATACTACCATAATGAAGAACCATACTGTGATAGTTGCGAACCCTGTCGTCTATCTATGTGTATAGATAGAATAGAGAATGCAGAGCCTCCTATTAGGTCTAGAGTAGCAGAAACATTTGACTATTTAAATGTTAATAGGTTAGTAGGTATAGAGGCTGAATGTATGTACCCTATCCAAGATAGTATGTACTACCCTAAGAACTGGGCTCATACCTATGATGGTTCTATAAATGCTATAGACGACTATGAAGGTATAGAGATGGTTAGTTCTCCCTCAAGTGGGGATATACTATATCAACAGATACGAGACCTTTCAGAGTGGGCAATAGAACACGAGGCAATAGTAAACTCTAGTTGTGGACTACACGTACACTTTGACTCTACTAACTTAAACTATAGACAAGTTGCTCATATAGCTATAGTATACAAAGAGTTTGAGCCATACCTAAAGTCTATGATGCCTCCATCTAGGCAAGACTCTAGGTGGTGTAAAGAGTTCCCAATGAGTATAGATACTCTGCTAAGTATAAATAGTGAAGAGATGTTGGTAGAAGAGTACTATGAGTATATGGGTTCTGTACCTAGTGTAGACAAGTACAATGATGCTAGGTACTGTGGTCTTAATATACACTCTAGGTATTTTCACGGTAGCTTAGAGTTCAGACTACACTCTGGAACTCTTAACCCTACGAAGATACGCAACTGGGTTCGTATACTAAATGCAATTATAGAAAAAGGTATAGAGTTAGAGAAGAGTAAAAAACATATAGATAGATTTTTAGGAGAAGACAAAGGTAAAGAATTTAAGAAAGTTATAGGTGATAAACTTCACTCTTACTTTCTTAAGAGACAGTATAAGTTTTTATAATACAAACAAAGGAGAAGTATAATGACCAAAGTAATAAACCTACAGTTAAAAGTAGATAACAACACAGAGAGAGACCATAGGATTCTACAGGAAGGCGTAACTCTAGAAAGTTTTATAGAGTATACTATATCAGATAAGCTAGAAGAATATGGTATTGCAGTATCTTCTATAGCATCAGACGTAGAAACATTAGAAGAAGAGCTGGTGTATATAGATTCACAAGCTGAAATGTCAAACTTTCCAGAGTTTAGAGGGGAAAGAGAGGAGGCAACAGAGAGATGGGCAAAGTAAAATCATTACTATTAGACTACGATTACTTAGATGAACGTACTATGTTTAGAGAGATTAAAAGATTTCTCTCTACAAAACCAAAAAGTGCTTGCACAAGTAATAAATGTTGTGTAACTTCTAAGCATAAAGAAGCTAAGAAGAGGAAGAAGAGATGCCATTAATTGGATTTAGATACCCTGATAGAGATACAATATCACTAGAAGATGTAGCTAATAATAAAGTAGACTTAGGTAGAATGGGTGTTACTCTACCTACATTACTAGAGATGTCTAAACAGAGACCTTCTGATAGGATGCCTTCTACTACAGAGTTATTAAGTGGTACTTGTCAATCCTACCTACAGAGAACTGCAGATTACTTTGAGTCTCCAGACTCACAAGCATTTTCTATAGCAGGTACAAGACATCACGACTTACTAGAGAAATCAGCACTAGATAACTCTAGTCAGATGACAGAGGTAGACCTAGAATACAATGGTATAACAGGAACTGCAGACTTGTATGACGTAGAGAGAAAGATGTTAGTAGATTATAAAATGTCTGGTTCATATAAGATAGCTAAGGCTTTAGGTATACAGGTAAGACATTCCTTTCACCCTACTGAAGTATATAAGACTAGTGGTAGACACGGAAAGAAAGGTACACCTAGAAGAGTAAAAGAGTTCTATATAGATAAAGATAAAGCAGACCTAGAAGATTGGGGATGGCAGTTAAACTTCTACAGATACTTACTAGAAAAGCAAAAAGGTCTGGAAGTAAACAGTATGTATATACAAGCTACAGTTAGGGATGGTGGATTACAAGTAGCAACTAGCAGAGGTATTGATAGAAATATATATATGATAGAAGTTCCTTTTATAGATAATGAACACTTAGAGTACAAGTTTAATAATAAGAAAGATGAACTACTCAAAGCATTGGAGAGTAAGGAACTCCCTAATAAGTGTACAGATAGCGAGACTTGGAATGGTGTTAAGTGTAAGTCTTACTGTTCTGTAAGAGATGTTTGTCCATACGTAAATTAAGGAGGTGTTATGACTAAGGATAGTATAGATAAAACTAGAGCGTGGGCAATAAAAGAAAATAGAGATGGCTCTGATTGGTGGATGATAAGAGGTGGTGCTTTCTCTAATAAAGTAAACAACAAATACCCAAAGAGATTATTTAAAGAGAGAAGAGATGCAGAGTTATTCTCTAACAATTTAAATAGAGAAGGTAATTGGAAAACAGATATAGTAGAGGTTTGGAGTTTTGGAAAAGACAAAGATAATAAATAGGATAGACGACATAGAGAATAGAGTTATGGAGATGGAGATGGCTCTGATGCATTTGATGGTGGTAGTTGCTAATCAAGAAGAAGAGCTACCAGAGTTTAAGAAATCTCTAGAGAAAGCTAAGGAGTTAACAGATGATGACTCTATAATAAGTGGTATGCTATCCTCTAGTAAAGCAGAGGCTTAAATGTCTAAAGATAATAAACATATAATTTCTCTCATAGAAGAAAGGTTAGAGAAAGGTAAGAGAGAATACAATGAAGAACTAGATGTACACGATGGTAGAGATTGGATGAAAGAGACGTTGGAAGAGTTACTTGATGCTTGTGTATATCTATCAGCACAGATAATAAAAATAAAAGAAAGGAGTGTGAATGAGTAATGAAGTACAAGTAGTAGAGAATCCTACAGAAATAGTTACTGACCTAGGATTTGATGTTATACGAGACTTACATAATACTGTATCTAATGTAGATACACCAAAGTCTTTTGTAAAGAATAAGATGGGCACAGACTATGTAGAGTATTCTTATATGCGTTCAGTTGCAGATAAGTACTATCCGGGTTGGTCTTGGACTATAGTTAATACAGACAACTTAGGTAGTGAAGCCTTTATGGTACACGGTAGATTGAAATGGTTTGAGGGTGGTATATGGAGAGAAGGTGATATGACAGCGGCTCATAGAATAATGCAGAAGAGAGATGGTAGTGGGTTCGTTGATGTTGGTAATGATATTAAATCAGCTAATACAGATTGTATTAAGAAGGCTTTTAATATGTACTTAAACATAGCAGATGATGTGTATCGTAATAGAGTAGAAGACCCTTCGTTAAGTGAGGAAGATAAAGAGTATTTGATAGCAGAGATGAAAGGTTTAGACGAAGAGTGGAAAGCAAAAATATCTAGCTCAATAGAAAATGGTGACGTAGAGAAGCGAGATATGAGTAAAGTAATAAGTAGAATAAATCAACTAAAAGAGGAAACAATAAATGAGTAATTCAATAGACGCAGTATTAGGTGGTGTTATGGGTGGTGAATCATACTATGACCCTTCACTAGATAAGCCTAACGTAATGATTCCAGAAGGTGAGTACTATGCTCACGTAAAGGAATTTACTATGAAAGAGGATGTCGTTATACGAGGTAAGTATATGGCTGACATTTATAATCTAACATTTAAGTTAGCTACTGAGAACTCTGATAAACAATTCGGAGAACATAGTGGGAACTTATTCGTAGGTAAAACAGTAAGGTCTAAAGGTTTCTTTAGGTTTAAGAATCCTGATAGTCCTAACCTAGAGCCTAACTCTGGAGGTAATAGAGAGTTTAAAGAGGTTTTAGAATCATTAGGTATATCTCCTGAAGAGAAAGAAGTAGATGGTAAGAAAGTGTTTGCACTACCTACATTAACTCCTACAAACTCAGAGGGTAAACCTGCAATCATAAGAGTAAAGCACGAGAGCTGGACAAATAGAGATGGAGAAGATATGGTAAGTCCTAAAGCGTTTAATGTTTTCTCTTGGAAGAATGGTAAAGTAGATGTAGACGACCTACCATTCTAAATGAAAGTAACTAATAACGAATACGAAGTAATCATTAGGTCTCTAAACGTATTAATTCACTACCACAAAGAATCAGACTTATATATAAAAGAGGCTGAGGCTTTGAAGGATAAGCTAAAGAAAGAATACAATAGGATAGCTGAGATAAATATAGCAGATGGTATGACAGCAGATGAGGAAGAGCTATATCCTAGTAGGGTCTATGATGAATATGGTGGAGTACCTAATGACAGTAGTAAAATGGAATGAGATAGAGGATAAATTTACTAGCAAGTTTGGATGGCTAGAAGGTTTGGAATATATGACTTCAACTGCAAGAGATGTTTTAAAATATAGAAGTGTATACGAACTTAATAGTAATGAAGACTATCTATTAATTAAAAAGCTAAGAGATAAATACAAAGAGGAGGCAAAATGCCTAGAAAAAGAAAAAGCCAAGTGGTTAAAGTAATGAACTTTCTAAATACAGGAAAGAACTTAACAGCGAAATCAGCTATCAGTAGATTCGGTGTATATAGATTAGCTTCTATCATACACATACTACGAACTACGTTTAGTATGGATATAACCACTAGAATGAACAAGAAAGGGTTTGCTGTATATAGTCTAACAACTAAGTAAGCCTAATGGTTTTGAGGGTGTACCATTAAACACCCTCTTAATTTTAAATAAGGAGAGGATATGATAGAATATACTATGATAGAAATACTACAAACTCAAGAGTTTGATACGATTATACAGACTTTATATGGAGTTGCTCTATGGGCATTCATTACTGTAAGGTTAAATAGAATAGAAAGAAATCTCTAAATAATTAGAAACGTATGGGGAGCTCGATTAAAAACAATAACCTCTTATCCTGTAAGCAGAATAAAATAAGTAAGCAGGGAGTGTTTCTCGTGTTATTATGTGAGTATAGTGTTGTATTTAAAAGAAAGGGTTGGCACTCTGCTCCCCTGTTTCTATAAAGGAATATATGAAAAGAAAAAATAAAATAACTAATAGAGAAGTAATAAAACAACTAGATGTTTTAACTAAGATAGCTTTATCTAATAAATCATCGTTAACAATACTTAGTGACTTTCTATATAACTACCTAGAGATGAAAGGAGATACGGAAAAATATACTAAGTTTATGAAGGAGAGAATAGATGACATTCTTACAGAAGGCAAGCAAGGGACTAATAAAGTTTCTAGAGAGTCCATTCCCAAAGAAGAGAAAGAAAAGAAGGAGTAGACGTGCCATCAAAAAGCAAAGCAAAAGGTAATCGTTACGAGAGAGAGTGTGTTAATAAAGCTCTTGAGTTTGGATTAGATTCAAAGAGAGCGTGGGGTTCTGATGGTAGGTCTTTAGGATTACACGCTGAAGTAGATATGGTAATAGAAGAATTTACAGTACAATGTAAAGTAAGAAAAAGGATAGCAGAATGGTTGAAACCTTCGGAGGAAATAGAGGGATTACACCTTCAATTAGTAAAAGAGTCAAGAGGCAAGTCGTACGTTATAATAGAGATGACAATATTTCTAACATTAATATCTCTAGTAAAAGAAGTTACGGGGAGTACGAAGATATTTCAAAAGCTAAAGTCGCTGATTTAGTTTATTATCTAGGAAAAGATTGGATAGATTGGAAGTGTGTAGATGTTGCAAGTGGTAGTACAGAGATATACAGAAAGTTAAAAGGTAGGAAGATTAAAGAAGTTAGTACTTCAGAAGTTTTTAAATGTCTTAAATGTAAGAGACCTTACGAGACTAGAAGTATGGATTCTGGAGGTAGAGTTGTAGGAGATAGGTATTTAAGTCCTAATATATTTAATAACGTACCATTAAATAAAAAGGATTGTGATTCCTGTGGCTAAGTGTCCATTATGTAAAGGCACAATAAATAAGAAAGATGTTTCATTGAGCTTAGAGAGATTAAGATTAGCTAGGTCTCCTAGAGTTTTAGAGGCTGTAGATAAAATATTTTCTAGTCTCTCTACTCATTGGAACATACAAGATGTAGATATGTGTGGTTTACTTACAGAGATACAAGGTATAGATGATAACATTGTTATTGAATCTATAAATAAGTTTGCAAAAAAAAGTGGTGTAGATAAAGGTTATGGTATAAAGTATTTATCTGCTGTAATAAAAAATGAGAATAAAAGTTATTTACTACGGCAAGAGTATGAGAGAAAGAACCTAGATAGGATACCACCAAAATTAAAGGATTAATATGAATAGTGTTGAATTAGAGAAAGCATTGTTAGGATGCTTAATACAGGATAGTGAGTATATAGACCCTGTTAAACAATGGATACCGGATGATGACTTCTTCTACTCATCGTTCAATCAAAAGGTTTGGAAAGCATTAGACAAGCTACACTCCAGAGGTATTGATATAGATTTAAATACAGTATGTGAAGAGGTTGGCTCTTCTAAGGATGGTTATCATTCTATGTATGAGATTAGTGGGTTCTTGGAAAAAGTTATCTCTCCATCGAAAGCTAATACATATGCAAAGAGATTGCACTCTTACTATCTTAGGAGAATACTAGATAAGCAAATGCATACTATATCAAATGATATAAACGATGGCTCACTTGATACTAATAGGTTACTAGAGGATGCTCATACTACAATAGGCAATATAATAAAGCTACAACCTAATAAGACTTTTAATATAGATGGTTTGTTAGATAAAACTAAAGAGTCTATATTTAATTCTACTACTCTTATACAGACAGGTATACATACCTTAGACAGAGTGATTACTGGTATGACTAGAGGTGAGATAACTATTATAGCAGGTAGACCGGGTAATGCAAAGACTACAGTATCAGCTAATATAGCTAGGAATTTAGTACATCAAGGTATGAAGGTAGCTATGTTTAATAGAGAGATGCCTAACACAGAGATGATGAAGAAGTTTTTAGCTATGGAATCAGATGCTATACAATACAGAAACCTTCGTAACAATATAGATATAGATAGTAAAGTAATAGAAGATGTGTCTGCAAAAATATCAGAACTATACAATGGTAAGTTATTTATGTTTGATGACGTTAGGGATATGGAGAATACATTTAGAGAGATAAAAGCAGTAAAGCCAGATGTAGTTATTGATGACCACATAGGATTAATAGAGCATCCACCTCAAGATAGAAGAGACTTAAGACTTAAGATAGGAGATGTAAGTAGAAACTACAAGTGGTTAGCTAAGTCAGAAGATATGTCTGTTATATTAGTATCTCAGATGAATAGGAATATGGAACATAGAAATGACAGAGTACCTAGGTTATCTGACCTAGCAGAGTCTGGTAACTTAGAGCAAGACGCAGAGATAGTAGTATTCTCTCATTACCCTTGGGTATCTAGATATGGTGATGATGGTAATAGTGATTGCTACTTAGAGCTTATAGTAGCTAAGAATAGATATGGACAAACTAATTCTTGTGAGGTAGGTTATCACGGTAACAGTTGTACAGTAACAGACTCAGAGCAAGAAGCTGTAGCTATGGCTAATAATAGAGGGGATGGAGTAAGAGGTACGCCTAATCCTTTTTAATAAAAAGGTGGAGTGCGTCTTTTAAAAGGGTCAAAATTATACGTAGGAGTATTAATTATTTTTTTAATTTCCCTATTAGTTAATAATTCTTTATTGTTTAACATATCTAATATTTGTTCTTTAGCTTTACTACTCATAACCATAGGTATATCTTGCGATAAAATTTCGTGTAAAATATTAGACTTTCTTCTAAGTACGCTTGGTAATTCTTTTTCCATTTTCCATTTAGGAAATTTTAATATATCTATTAACTTAACATTATCAATAGGTATATTCCCTCTTACTCTTTCTTCAAATTCGAACCTAGGGTTCATTTGTTTTGCATACTTACCAAATACTTCTTTATAATGGTCTAAATCGAGACTTTCCGTAAGTGTTTTTCTATAATTAGTCTCAGCATATGGCTTTATGCTGAATCCCTTTTTAACCATTGCATCTCTATCTAATACAAATTTAATATCTGTGCCTATATTACTATGGGGTCTTGATGTAAACATAGGGTCTCTAGTAACAGATACTGCTGGAGATTTTTCTAAAGGTAATCCTTTTCCATAAAGTTCTCTTATTTTTTTATCAGCAAAGCTTTCTTTAAATGGCTTACCCGGAAACTGTGAACTTGTTCCCTTAATATTTCTAGATTTTAATATATTTAAAGCATTTGAACCAAATGTATGATGGGATACAGGGTTACGTAAGCCAGTCTTACTTAATATTTTTCTACCTACATCACCTAAGCTTTTCAGTGTAAGTATAGGAGACATAGCTACGTTCTCTACAACAGGGTCTACGCCACCTACATACTGACCTCTCTTATCTGCGTACATAACACCAGTCTTATCAAACTTATTTAACTCTGCTTCTAATATTAAGTTATCTATATTGCTATGTACTCCTGTAGAAGAAGGAGCTGATGTATTTAAATAATCTTTTATACTAGACATTAAACTTCTTTTTCCCTTTTTCTTTTTATAGCTTTTATAATTTCTTCTATTCTAATATCTGTTGGAGCTAGTCTATACTTTCTATAGTAAGCAGGTAAACTTGATATGTATCTATTCCAATCTCTAATATCTTGCTTTGCTTTTGCCCTAGCTTCAGAACCTCTATCTTCTATAAGAGCACTTCTTAAATCACCTAATCTTCTTGACCTTAAAGATTTAATTCTTCCCTCTTTTAATCCTTTAGTCTCTACTGCTTTAGCTATATCTCTACCTATAGGTGAGTTAGTTAACTTAAGTAGTTTATTTGGTACTCTAGTTATAGCTTCTCCTTTATAGTTAGAAAAATCTTTTTCCATAGAAGATAATATTTTAAATGCGTTTTCAATATCAGACCAGAAAGCTGGAAGAGTTAAAAACTTAGCCGTATCTACAAAACCAAATCCTTTACCATCTTCTATTAATGGAGATAGTACAGAGGAAAACCAACCAAATGCACCAACTGAAGAGATAGCTTCTATGATTTCTTTACCATCTGTATTAATAAATTTTTCAGGTTCATAAGACTCTTCTCCCGAAAAAAAGTTTTTAATTTTTTCTTTTGCTTTTAAAGCTATACCTGCACCAGCTATTCCTGTTGCCGCTAATCTTAGTAAAGGCATAAAATTGTAATTATATAAATCATTTTCTATTGACTTAGTCATATAGTTAGCGTTTCTAACTCCAAATGTTTTAAACTGAGTAAACAATCTTAGAGATGGTCTATTTAAAAACAAAGGGTCTTGAAGTAAATCTCTTTGTAGCTGTGTCCTACCAGCAAAAGAACCCATTACTTCTAATCTTTTTTTGTTACTTAACCTACCTTTTTTCTGGACATCTTTTATATCTATACCTAAAACACTTAATTTATTTTTTGCCCAAGCAACTTGTTTTTTTCTAGATAAGTTTCCTAGCCTTAAGGTGCCACCTTTTTGTACTATATTTATTAAGTCATCTACAAAGACACTAGCTGTAGATGCGGCTATAACATTATTGACAGAGTTTATACTATTAAAACCAGAAAACTTTGTCGTTACATCAGCAAATGACCTAAGCCAAGTTTCAGAATTTGAAAAACCCATTAGTTCGTGCGATATTTTATATAGGTCTGCTCCAGAGGAATCAACTAACTTTCTAAAATTTTTATCAGTTATGTACTTATAACTACCTTTAAGCATTCTACCATAACCTGCTTCCATACCTGCTGAAGTTAAGAGCTGAGTTAAGTTTAAAGCTGTAGCTGTACCTAGTCCAATTTTTGTAGCTGTATTCCAAAATAAAATTCTATCAATGTTTTGTTGGCTTATAATATTTCCCATCCTACCTTTAGAATATTGACTTTGATAGTTTATAGAACCAGATACGTGAGCTTGTAGCTCTGCTATTATATCCTTATCTACTTGACTTATATCTCTATTCTTTAATAGCTTGTCTATATACTCAGTTCCTTTTCCAAATATCTTAACTTCTGATGTTCTTTTTGAAGCGTCACTAACATATCTAGCTGTAAGTTTTACTATATCATTTTCATAATAAGTATCTGGAAGTATTCTTTTTCTTCTTGTCTCTAAGTGACCACTTCTTCCGTGTTTAACTCTATATAACTCATTCCCTACATCGCTTAATGCTTTAAAATAAGATAGTTTGCTTTGTTTGTTTTCATTTCTAACATAGTTTATAGCATTTCTAGTTTCCTTACTCATTAGATTTTGAGAATTTTTTACAACCGTATCTATTATATTTGCTGTTCCCGGATTAAGCCTAGCCATTTTATCTGGTTCAATCATTGCGGTTACTAAGTAATCAAAAAACTCTGTTGCGTTTGCGTATTTTTCTTTAGCATCTCTATCTGTCTTATACACTTCTTTAGAAATTTTATCTAAATCTCTAATTATTTTTGCAGATACACCTTCTTTAGCTATATTAGGAACATAATTAGGTAGCTTACCAGAAACAGGAACACCTATTATTCTAGCGTCATTGTGAAATTTATCGTATATTCTTCTTATGTTTAGTACTTGTTGAACTTCAGTTTTTCCAGCTCTTACAGCCTCAGTAAGATTTTTATTATAGTTAGCAGATACTTCCTTAAAAGGTTTTCCAAGTGCTCTGGCAAGAGATTGTATATCTTTATTTGTAGGTTTATCTAGTATGCCAATTTCTTTCATAGCCGATAAACCACTAGCTTTTCTTTCCCTACTATCTTTTGCCCACCTATACATATCTGCATTATGTATTCTCCTAGCTAAAGCATTTGAACCTTGGTTTATTGTAGCTCTAAATGGGTCAAGAAGTTTACTTACTTTTTTAGGTAGTAGTGTGTCGAAGAAAAAACTATTTGACTCTTTGCTTGTAAGTATTTTTGTCTTTTCTAATTTTTTAAGAGTAAGTTTTAAATCATAATCTTTCATCAACCTATCTCTATAAGTAAATATAGCTTTTGAATTAAACTTTTTAAGCTCTGGTTTTCTACCTAAGTTAGTATTTTTCATAACTTCATCTAAGGTTTCTTTTTTAACAAGACCAGAGTTTACATACCTACTGACAGCTTTATCTTTTTCTTTTATACCAAGTTGCTTTTCTAATTTTCTTATGTCTCTTTCTGTTTTTAACCTAGCAACCTCTGGGTTTTTACTAAAAGATTCTGTTTTAAAATTAGCATCAAAATATTTTTTATTATATGATTTAAATTTAGAGCCACCATCTAAGGATTCAGTAAAAATTTTATCACCATCTCTCCCAGTTATTTTAACTGGAGCACCTTTTTTTCTATAGTATATATTCTCTACATCTCTTCTATTGCTTAAACTTGTCAACTGGTCATCAATAAGTCTTTCTCTTTTTTCTTTTGGAGCTGATAAAAAATCTGTTACTGTCATAGAACCAAGTCTTTTATTCTTGACATAGTCTTCTAGATATGGAGAAATTTTATCTTTTCCTGCTGAAAATGTTTTACTTACACCTTTTAATCCTAATACCATACCTGCTGAATTAATAAAATCTTGCGGTGTCGGTGCTGATATTTCTCCTCTAGCTAATGGTGCTGAAGCTGTAAATATACCTATATCTGCACCTACTCTGGTTAATGCACCAACTCCCTTTTCACTTAATACTAAGTTAGTACCACCTGTTATAGCTCCTAATGCACTACCTGTAGCGTAATCTTTAACTACTTTGTTAAATTCTATATCTCCATTTTTTAACTGTTGAGATAATGCAGAGTTAGCACCTTGATATAAACCTAATGTGTTTGCCCCTGCACCTACAGCTTGAGCTCTTGCAACTGCTAAGTTTGCACTTTTAATAGCGGTTGCTTTTTTTACTCCATTGTTTACAAGTTTTTTAAATACATATTTTCTTACAGTAGCTTTAGCCGCTGACTTAGCTGCTACACCACCTACTACACCACCACCTATAGTGGTTGCAAAATCTAAAGGCATAAAAAAAGACACTAATCCTGCCCCTATATCTTGAACTATGTTGGGGTCGTAGTTTTTTAAGTCAAATACTTGTTGCTTGTTACTTGTAAGAGCTTGAGTCATCCCAGTAAGAGACCTGTTGTATCCATCTTTAAGTGTATTAAGTATTGGATTAGAATCTAGTATACTATTTTCAGTTGGATTCCCTTCCTTTCTTTTTAATTCGTCTAAGGAAGGAATAGGTTTAAGTTGATATTGTTCTTCACGACTTTCAATAGCGTACTCAGGCTTATTACTTACAACATAATTATAAACTTTATTGTCATCTATATTTGCAAACTGTGGATTTTTTGTCCTAAATGCACTTACAACTTCTTCTCTAGTATTAAATTCAGCCATTAAATATTTAATCCCATATTAAAACTTATTAATTTTTTTAATTCAGAACTACTCATATTTAATCTAGAGCTAAGTTTATTATAAAAATCTTCATCAAATTTTTCATCTTTAAAAGTACCGTCATTTGCTATGTAATCGTTTATTAATTCTTTCATCTTGCTTTGTTCTTTTGCAATTCCTTTAGCTAGAATTAATTTTTTATTACCCTCACTTTTATTATAATTGTTTTTTAATTTATTTATTTTATTTAAATTTTTAGAAACTAAGCTTACAGCTTTGCTGATATTAATAGGGTCTCCATTTTTAACATTTATTATTTGCCTATTTTTAAAATTAAATTCATCAGCTTTTGCAAGCCTTTGATTTCTTTCTATAGACTTAATTCTTTTTTCTTCTTCTTTATCCATAGGTGGCTCAACAACTTGAGATTGCTGTAGAGGGTTTACTAATTCTGGTGGATATAAAAACCTGTCAGGTATAGGTGTTTTACTTTCACTTCCATTGTTATTAAAAGCAGGTAGTTTATTCTGATTAGCTTTTAATATTTCAGGTACAAATGAAGGTAGCTCTGTTTCCTTACCAAATATTTTTTCTCGTGCTTCTTGTTCTGTTTTTATTTCTCCAGAATTTACTGCAGATAAAAAATCTTGTTCTGATATTGCTGGTATTGTTTCTTCTGGAAACTCAAAACCCTCATATTCTTTTAATGGATTATCAAAGTCTAGAAAAGGAGCATCTTCATTTTTAACTGATTTTGAATTAGCAAGCACTTCATCAATGGAATCAGATAACTGCCTACCTTCTTGTTCTTCAGATATAAATATATTATCATCTTCTAAAAATGCAAGTTCATCAGCAAATGAATCCTCAAAGTCTTCAAATGAAGTTCTATTATCTGTTAAATTTTTTGGATTTAGTTCTCCTATATCTAAATTAGCTCCAGAAAAATCTTGATTATCATCAACGATTGAAAACTCTTTTTGATTTGCTCTAGAGTATATAGAATTAATATTTCTTTGAAATGAGTTAATGTCTTCTCTATATCTATTTATATTTGATGTGATAGAATTATAAAGACCTCCGTCTTCACTTGGGTCTAGTCCATCTAATTGTTCTTGAGACTTTCCAATAATTTCAAGAGTGTTTTTTACTTTACTATGAAGACCTTTTAATTCATCTTTTTCAATATCAGTTAAACTTCCTTGTTTATCTATTTTATTAGATATTAAATCAACAACATCACCACTAGATATAGACTTAGCTAACTGGTCTCTAGTCAGTTCAGGGAAATTAGGTTTATACATATCTGCTTGAGCGTAAGCATTATCAGATAATATTTTCTTTTTATTGTATTTATTTTGACTATATTCAATACCCATATCTCCTATTCCAAACTCATCATTGCTTTCAGATGGTATTATGCTTTTAATAATAGAGTTAAAAGTATTAACGCTACCATCTTCTTGAAAGCTAGAAATAGGAAGGCTACTTAATTCTTCATCTATTTGTTTTTTAAGTCTTTCACTTGACACATATTTTCTTTCTGAATCTTGTATTCTTTTTGCTTCATTATACCTTGTTTGCTCAAGGATTCTTTCTTGATTTTTTTCAGCCTGTTGATTAATGTATTTTTGCCTAGCGTCACTAACTTGTTGTTTTTCTAGTTCAAACCTAGCATCTGCACGTTCATTTAGTTTTTGTTGCTGTTGGTATTCAGGACTAGCATACTTAGCTATCTCTGTAAGGAATGTATCAAGACCACTTTGAGGTTCTTGAATTACTATAGGTCTATTGCTTCTTGTTAATACTCTTGCCATATTTTTTCCTTAAATACTAGTTATTGTTGAAATTTTCACGATTGACTTTCAGGACTTCACGTATACATTCGTTAGCCACTATAATACTCCCAACCATTAAAAGTAAAACGATACATTCTTCCGTCAGCACCTTCTTTTATTTCAAAAATCATGCCGGGGTTTTCAGGAGGTTGTTGCGGTGTGCTTATTGTAGTTCCTTCTGCTCTTTCTAGTTCAGATAATCCTCCTATAGCATCTGACATATACCTATCTCTTTGAGTTCTTATATCTTCAAATAATCCTCTTCTAGCAGATTCTAATCCTCTAGTTGCTTTATTTTCAATATCCATAGATAAATTAGACATCATTCTGTCACGTTCCCCAAATCCAGCAAACCCAGCACCACTAGCTTCTGAAGCCATTCGAGCTTGTCCTAATTGTCTTCCAGCTCCTTCACGTAAAGATTCAACTCCAGATTGAAACTCGTCAACTATTGTTTCTTCTCTACTAGGGTCATAAGTAAATAAACTTTCAAAACGTTCTTTTTGTTTATCTATTGGTTGTACTCCCATTTGCTCATATAAATCAGCTAAGGTGGGGACACTTGTTTCACCACTACCATAAGAGTAAACTTGACCACCGTTATCATAACCTTTAACTTTAAACTTGTTTTGAGTAGCACCTGCCGCTCTATTTAAAACCTCCATCATTTCATCCATACTCATCATATCACCGGACTCTTCCTTCATACGTCTATATTCATTGAATGAACTAGCTTTTGGGTATCTAGGTTTTACAAACTGAAGTAAACTTATATCTTCCTGCATCCTAGCTAAGTCTTTTAATATTCTTTCATCAGAGTCTGGTCTTGCTACACCTATAGCTTGTACATTATTTGACCTTTGTCTCATATCTATTTCTAAAGGGTCATCTACGCTACCACCCTCTTGCATATATCCAGACTGAGGCATCTTCTTTACATTGCCACCACCCATCATTTGTTGTGAGCCACTAAGCGTACTAAGTGCTATTAACTCATCTATAGCTGAAGTACCACTCTCTAACCTGTCTGCGTTGTTTAACATTTCTAAATTTTTCATTCCTATTTTTTCAGCGGCATCTTTACGGATAACGAATTCACCGGGTTCTAACATTGCTGGTACTGTATCTGGCATTACAGAATCCTCCTTGCATATGAGTTCATATTTATTAATCCACCACCTTTATATTCTTCTACGTATCCACCCTCAGCATAACCTCTTTGTCTTCTCATACTAGCTTCTATAAAATCTAAATTACTAGAGTCTCCAGATAGAGAAGATTGTTCTGGGTATTGTTGTAATAACTCTTGCAAAGAAACTAAAGGTCTTTGTTCTCCTGTATTAGGTTCAAGCTCGGACTCAAGTCTTTGTATTATATCTGCAAAGTTTGAAGCTCTATCTCTATATTTCTGTGCACTTGGAATGTCTCCAAATTCTTTTATAAAGTTATTAAGGCTTCTGGCACTAGTTTGATTTCTCAATACTTTTGCTTCATTAATATCTGCTATTGTAGTGTTTAACCTGCCTAATCTATCTGAACCTCTAAGGCTTTCCTCGTAGGACATTACAGGATTTGAAGTTAAAGATTCATACTTAGCTCTTCCTTCAGGCGATAATTGAAGCTCTTTTAACCTGTTTAATTCTGCCATTTGACTATCAGCAATTGACGGAGCTGATAAATCTACAAAATCACTTTCTGGCATATCTACTAAATCAAGACCTGCCCCTGAAAATTCTTCTGCTAGTTCAGGATTATCTAATAACGCTTGACTCCTAACTCTTTCTGCAAAACTATCTTCACCTATTCCAGTAGCTCTAGCTATTCCATCTTTTGTAAGTAAGTCTTCACTAGCAATTTCTCCTAAGTCAAGTTCTGTTCCTGTAAAATAATCTTTAGCACGACCAACTCCTTCTGTAAACTTACCTCCAGCATAAGTAGCCGCACCACTTCCAATAGCACGCTCAACTAAACTTCCAAAGTCTTGAGCTTTTTGCCCTTGTTTTTTTAGGTAGTCAAAATCATCTTTATATAAACCAGTAGAAGACTTTTTAAGGTTTTCAGTATCTACAAAAGAACCACCTGCTACCTCACCTAAAGCTTTACCTACACCTGTTCCTATAGCTTTACCAGCAAGTACAGATAATCCCCCAGTAGGTGCGGCTAGTGCCGCTCCAAGCATACTACCTCCAATACTACCTACTTTTCCTAATAAGTTTCTAAACCTATTTTCTTTCTCTATTTTTTTTGCGTTTTCTTCAAGTTCTTTCTGAGCTGTTCTTACATCTCTATCTAATCCAACTCCAAATATTTGTCTAGATAAACCGGGTATGTATCCACCATTTGCATAACTCATAGGCTTCATGTAACCTCCACCCATATATCCTTTAATTGTTTTCTTCTTATCGTACATAGTAATTCCTATATTGTTATTTCAGTTCTCCATACAGAGGTTATATAATAATCTTTTGATGAACCGTGAGGGTTTGCATTAGCTTGAATACTTATTGACGCCTTAGCTCCTGCGTTTACAACTGGTGTATTGTTAAAATCAGATTGTCTTACTTCTATTGTAGTATTGTCTGCAAATGTGTCTGTATATGTAAAGCTAGCAACTTCATCTACGGTTGCATCACCACTATCTTGTCTTTTAATTTTAAATGTAAAGTCTGCAGTAGGAGTAGAAAAAGCCTCTGGTCTAAATAATATTTTATGGCAAGTCATTTTAAATGGAACTAGAAAAGCATCTTCTGCTACATCCATATCTGCTCCTTCCTTTGCTCCCTGCCAAGGTAAAAAATGCTCTGTAGTTCCAATGTTGTCAGAAAAGTTGTGTTTGTAAATTCTGTAGTCTATAAATGTATTTGTGTATTCTAAAGAATTAGTAGTAAGTTTTTTATCTACGTATTGATTTCCATCTGAAGCCATATATGACTTCCATTTTAAACCTTTATGCTTTCTATATATAGCAAGCCTACCATTTTCTATAGTAATATAAGAACCACCTTCCTGTAAAGATGAATGACCGCCTTCATTAAATGACTGAGTCTGCTCTATAGAATTAGATAATCTTCTTAAGTTTCTAATCATTAACCTGCACTCACTTGTTTTAATCCTAGTACTCTATACTCTACTTGCATATCATTTATATATAAACCTGTATCAGTATCCCAACTATTAGTGCCTTCTGTTATGTCTATTTTAAAAGAAATGCTTTGAAAAGATACTATGCTACTTGGAGAGAAAACAGCTACTTTATAATTACCACTAGATTGCACAAAAGAACCTGAACTAAATGCTGTCCATGTACCATTTTGATTGATTTGATAATATATATTAGACGCAGGGATGAGTGTACTAGCCGTATGTCTATAATGAATATATAACTTGTAAAACTTTTTAATTAAAGAAGGTTGACCTAATGAAAAATCAGGTGTTTGAATTCTGTAGTCTTTATGCACACTTGGTTCAGATATAAAATCAGTAGTGTAAACTTTATTAGCACCTTCAGTTCCTAGATTTGTTGATTGAACATCGTATGAAGTTACTAATCTACCTCTACTGTCATTTATAAAATTAGTTAATACTGGAGTAAAACTTGAACCGTTATCAACTGTGTCATTAAATGAATTTGGAGCTATGTCATCTGCATATGAAAATGCTTGATTCTTAATATCGTATATATATCCATGCCTAGCCGCATCAACTTTTTGAATTATCATCACTTGATTTTTATCTGATATATAACCAACAGACATTTTATGCTGAGCACCAGAAGCACCTTCTGAAAAAGAAATCCAATCCTCATCATTTATTTTACCATCTGTTACATTGACAGTTGTTGAGCCATTAAAATAAAAAACTCCATTTCTATTAGCCCAAATAACTCCAGCGTTTCCCTTAGCTACTGAGTAAGGATGAAGAACTCCTGCATTATATATTGTGTCTTCAACAAACCAATTACTTGGAGATGAAGAAGCTACGTTAATTACCTGCATAGTTCTTTGTTTAAATGCTAGTATTCTATCAGCAAAAGATTCTAACTTAACATAATTTTCTGCATCACCTTTAGATGCCTCTATATAATTAAAATTTGGAAATGTGTCATACTTGCCTATCTCGCTATACATTATTCTATCACCATAGCTACTAAATTCAGTTAGTCCATCTACTGAACCAGATTCCCCTTCATCGTATTTTACATTAGCAACAAAAGCTCTTCTACCTGACAAGGTTGCGGTTAAATAACTAGCACCTAATTGACCAAAAGATATTTGTTTTGTAGATTGTGAAAATCCATTTAACGAAGTATATGTTTCTATGCTTTGATTTTCCAACTCCAGCATCCAATAAGCACTACCTCTATTGCCTACCGTAGTGTCGTTAGGGTCAGTAATTCTAAAGTGATGGTCTCCTGTAACTCCTTGAGTTGTACTATCTTGAACCCATTGTTTATAGTCTGATAACATTGAAGTTCTAACACCATCTTTAATACTTATATCAGCAAGTAGAGTCCAATCTTCTCCAGAACTAATGTCTCCTAAACCAAGACCTTTTCTAATATATATTCTTCCACCAGATATTCTATTTGAAAAAGTAGTAGAGCTACTTGATACATCTTGAGAAGCAAAAACATTTATTAAAAGTTTTCTAAAGCCATTAACAGTTGGGAAAATAGTATCAAATCTATTTAAAAGAGACTCTTGGTTTCCGTCATAAATAAAAGTACTTGCAAATTCATAGGTAGTAGCTTCCCATCCTCCTGAATCTGAACTATGTTCCTCTATAGCTAAAGACCAACCAGTTCCATTAGCTGTAAATTCATTAGAACCGTTAACGGTTGTTATTAAGTCTCCGCCAGTTGGTTTAGCTAAATCATTGTTTTCAGCGTACAAGTTAGATGGTATAACTCTTCCTATAAAATTTGTTAATTCTGCAGTAGTAGATTCATTTCCAGCAACTGCATAAAAATGGTCTCTTTTTATATAGCCATACCATTTAGGTTTTGATATGTTTTGCCTATTCCCATCTGCTACTCTAACTGCAGAGTTAACTGAATAAAAAACCCAATTAGGGTAAGAGCTTGTAGAAGATATTGTTTCTAAATCTATTACATCTGCTGTTACAGAACCAGTAGAGTCTTTATATACATCAATTTTACTATCATCTGTATTCCCATATAAAATAGCAATATCATCTTGAACGCCAACTCTTTTAATAGTAATAGTTGCACTAGCTAATATATCCTCAGCTACTACGTCTTCAGCTAATTCAATAGCTGTAGCTCCATCAGCACTACCTTTTGTAGTTATTTCGTGACCATTATAATTAGGTATAATAACTCTATCTGAAGCACTTGCAGCTGTTGAATTAGTTGTTAATATTCTTTGTATTGTAAATATACCATTATTGTTACTTGTACCACTTATTTCTATTTTAATTGGTATATCATTATGGCTATTTAATAAAGAGTTGTTTGAATTTGTTAATATTGATGAATTTGATAAATGCCTAGTTCCAATAATGAGTAAATTTGCAGGGGGTACAGTTATATTAAAATCTGGTTGAGTGTCTCCTTTTGGAATAAAAGAAACATAATAATTACTACTTGTTCCATCTAAATTTCCATAAGGATTTCCACCTGTATTTAACTGAACATCTCCAGTAGGTGTTATTCCTGTTAGTGAAAATCCAGCTACTCCAGATTCTTCATCGTATTCAAAATAATGTAATCCGTATCCCGGATTAACTGAAGCAGTTATAGTTGGAGTATTATTTGTTCCCGGTTTATAAGCTTCTCCATCATTTGTGTTTTCAACAAACTTACCCCTAGGTTTAAGTTCACCTACATTGCTAATGTCAAAATTAACTAAATCAACAGCTTCTCCTATTGATAAATCCCTAGGATTTTTTACATTATTAATTCCTCTTGCGAAGCTATTTATATTTAGATATTGCTTTGGCATTAATCAAGTATCTCCACGTGAACTAGGTCATCAAAGCCATTATCTTTTACATCTCCATCAGAATCCCAGTCTCCACCCCAACGAACTTTAACATTAAGTTGTTTAGCTATTCCTCTAATCATACCACCCATATAATGAAATCCATCTCTATTCTTCCAATCTATAGGGTAAGGAGCTAAGTCTACAGCTTTACCTTCCATATGCTTAGAGTATTTAACCTTAGTAGCACCTTTCTTAAGTAACTCTTTTTGTCTTTCTTCTGTACGTAAACCTTCTATTATAGTAACATCCATAATCTTAATAAGCTCATTAAGAACATTAACTAATTTAGCATCTACACCTTTTAATCTTTCTTTACTTTTTCTACCAAACTTATACATTATTTTTTCTTTTTTTTCTTCTTCATTATTAATGCTTGAAGTTTTTTAGGAAGTGACTTTTGTTTTTTACTTAAACCTTTTTTCTTTTTTGAAGGTCTTCCTTTTTTTGAACCGTATGTACCTTTACCTTGTGGCATTACTTTTTTCTCCTTACTTTTCTTGCGATTGACTTACTATATTTTGCTCTTGGTTTTCCTTTCGCTGATGCAGCTTTTTTCCTGCGATTCGTTGCTGATTTTTGAGAAGGACTTAAACTCTTTCTTACGGATTCAGGTAAGTATCTTCCTCGCTTCTTCTTTGGCTTCTTCTTATCTCCTTTACTAACATAATCCCACTTCTCTTTCGACCATTTAGATAGCTTATTCTTTGAAGACTTTTTACCCGAATATGTTCCGCCCATATCCTTATAATATTTTACTGCTAACTGCATTGCACGAGCCGAGTGTTTTCCACCCATCTTTGCTTTTGCTTTTGCTTTTGCTCTTGCCCACTTAGCAGGGTTTCTTTTTTTAGCTGTCGCCATTATTTCTTTTTAGCTTTTGAATGTTTCATCTGTACTTTAAAATCAGCCATAAGACTAGCACCTTTGTGAGACTTAAATTTACCACTATGTTTCATTAACTTATATGAAGAACCAGACTTCATCCAATGATAACCTTTTGGAGCTTTAACTTTTTTATTCATATTACCATTTAACCTTATCCGCCCAATAAGCCGCAGACATTTTTCCCTTTGCTATATTCTTTCTATGTCTAGCTTTGAACGATTTTCTTTTCATTTTCATTCTTCTAGATTCACCAGCTTTTGGTTTACCCGCTGTACTAGCACCCTTTTGACCAAATCTAATTGTCTTAATTTTAGACCCTTCTTTAGCTACAACAATGTGACTTTTCTTAGGGTGATTAGGAGTACGCTTAGGTTTATTAAAACCAGATACCCCTGCTCTTTTTAATCTTGGGTCTTTCTTAGAAGGCACTATACACCTAACTTAGACAGTAGAACTTTTTTAATAATTTTCCAAAGAGCTTCTAGTATAGCCTTTTCTGTTTTTTCAGATATAATAGGTATGTCAACAGCTTTGTTAATCTCATCAATTAACTCATCTTTTGTTGCATCTCCTAGTAACTCATCTGCTATCATTTTCTTTAACATTATATAAACCTCATTATTATGTTTACGATTATCGGAAAGCTTACTAAGGCAACTCCACCCCATACCTGAACTTTAGCAATATCGGTTTCGTGCCTATCAACTTTACCATTAAGTCTTTCTAAATGTTTTTCTATCCTATTCAATGTAGAATATATATTTCTCAATCTCTCGTCGTGTCTTATTAAATGCGTTTTTAAATCTTCATTATTCATTAATGTCTCCCATTTCCATTCATCCTAGACATTATTCCATCCATTCTAGATAATTGTTTTTCAAGGTCAGATACTGCCTCCATCATCTGTTCATACCTTCTATCCCTAACCGCATCAGATTCATTCCATCTGCTAATAAGTTTTATAATCATACCTTCCATATTATTAATACTTTCAGATTGACCTTTGTTTTCTACCTCTAATTCTTTTAAAGACTCTTGTTGTGCTTCTGATTTCTTTGACAATGACATAACTAAATAAACAAGCAACGCTCCGCATATACCTATCATTCCTGCTTCGCCATATATTGCCATCATATCCATTACTTCTTTCTCCTTTTACCCCAGCTTAAAGGATTTATGTTAAATTCTTTTTCATAGAATGCGACTTTCTCTGCCAACTCTGCTCTTTCAGCCCTTTCTTCCACGATATGTTTACTAAGTAAATCCCCAATTTGCTTATCAGCATTAGCCAACTTATCTTCCAATGTTTCCAATCTAGTCTCAACCCTATAGTAACCATAGACCAAAGCACCAATAAGGGCAATGCCTTGAAATATCCATCTGATATTGATAGAAATAACAGCGTTGTCATCGACAATAGTACCTCTATAGCTTCTAGCTGTTTTAACTTCTTCACTCATTTCTTCCTTACAATTTCCCAACGATTATGCACAAAGCACCACATATCTTTATTAAATCTTATATGGTCTGAATAAAAATGAGAAGTAGAATCTTGGTCTAAAACCTCTATAAAAGTATACATTGAATCTTCCGCATTAACATCTATATTCCCTACAGACCAACCATTTGAACAACTACTTAACATAGCTGTAAAACACCCTAACATTATAACTCGTACTAACAACTTTAAAATCTCCGTTTTTTAGTTTTTTAATTTTAAAATCTTTTTTAATTTTTGCTTTATCCACGCCCATACTCCTATTTTTTTACTAGAATTTATAAGCCTTCTTTTGAGCCTTTCAGTTCTTCTTACCCTCTGTAAGCTATGCATACTGCTGTAGAATCTGTATGATTTATAATACCACTAAAGTTACCATAAAGTATCTCACCGGGAATTAAATTAACAAAAGAATCTATGTTATCTCCAATGTTAGAAGTAACCTTTATTTTTAAAAACTCAGTAGTACCACTAGAATCTTTTCCTAAAGCTTGTATAGCAACCCAAGAACCTGTATCTGGATTTACAACAGTAGTATTGTGCTCACCTATTACATCAAAACCATTCTGACCTATTAATAAATTAGCCGCTTCTTTTTCTGTGTATTTATATAAAGACATTTTAACTTCCTAATTTAGTTATTATATGATTAACTAGTTTATGTTTTCCAATAATCACTCTACCATTACTAGTAGTATGTTTATCTTCGCACTTACTAACATATAATTCTTCTATTGTTTCCCAGCTATTGCTTCTTCTTTCTATTTCACCATCTATAACTAAGAAGTACTTATAAGATGAAGGGTATGTCAGGGTCTCCGTTGTACCATCTGGATAGCTTTTTGTACGAGTAGCACCCGGAGTAGTATTCCTGTATACCTTAATATCGTGACCCTGAGCACACCTTCTAATCAACATTACTCTGCTTCTTCCTCAGAGTTTAATGATTCCCTGAGCATATTGATAAACGCTTCTTTACCAACAGACAATTGGTCAGCAATAAATTGATTACTGTTCTGTTTGTTCTGAATGTCGTTTATATGATTTACCATCATCTTTTGCTCGTCAGTCATATCCTCTATGATATACTCTTTATCATCTAAGTTCAAGACTGGCTTCTTTTCTTTTTTTGCCATGTTGGACTCCTTGTTTGTTATTTACTTTCTAATTCTTTTACTTTTGCAGATAGTTCTTGTACTGCTTTTACTAATATTGGAATAAGATTTCCATCAGCTATTGTTTGAGTTCCATCATCTGATTGTTTCCACATCTTAAAACCTTTTTTAAGACTATCGTGCTTATCTATTACTACTTTTACTTCTTGAGCAATAAATCCATGTAATGATTCCCCATATTCTTTACCTAATACTGGCTCATCAGAATCTTTATATTGAGGCATAGACTTATCTATATCTTTTGCTTTTTTCCAATTATATGTAACTGGTCTTAAGTCATTAATAACATCTAAACCAGCAGTAGCATCTGCAATATTTTCTTTTAATCTTTCGTCTGATGAAGCCGCCCAAGATGTGTCACTACCATCTAATCCTAATGATGCTACATTACCTCCAAATCCTATTGTGACTGTTTCATTAGCTATACACGCAACATCTCTACCAATTGCAATTTGACCTTGACCAGCGGCAGCTGATAAAAGTGTTCCTGAGCCTATACATGTATTACTAGACCCGTTATTATTGTTAAACATTGCTTTATATCCAATAGCAACATTCTGTTCCTCAGCACCATCCGCACTACCCATAGACTCAGCACCAATTGATGTATTCTTAACACCAGTTGACATTCCGTCTAAGGCATCTGAACCAATTGCTACATTGTTAGTACCTGAAGTCAAGGATGTGCCAGCTCTGTATCCAATACCAGTATTTCCATCATTTAAAGCAGAATACAAAGCCTGATAACCAAGAGAAGTGTTTTTCCACCCAATTAAATTTTCAGATGAGGCTTGATAACCAACAGCAGTATTATATCTACCATTTGTAAGTTTTAATAAAGCATTACTTCCAACAGCAGTTGCTCCATTTGCAGCTGCATCATTTATAGCACCCCCAGCACTCTTTCCAATTAAAGTACAATTACTTTCTGTCGTAATTGAATCCCCACTTTGATAACCTACAGCTACATTATTTGCTCCATCAGTAATTGAAAATAGACTTGAACTTCCTATTGCCGTATTACCACTATTGCTTTGACCAGTTGCACCCATTCCAGCTTGGTTGCCTATTAATGTATTATCTTGACCAGTTATATTGTAAAATCCAGCTTCTGTACCAATTCCTATATTACGAGTTGATTCATTATCGGTATCTGAGTTTTGGGAGAATAAAGAACTGAATCCGATAGCTATTGACCTAGCTCCCACATCTTCTGTTCCTAAAGCTCGTGAGCCAATTGCTACACTTCTGTTACCTAAAGTTAATTTTTCTCCAGCTTCAGAGCCTATAATTACATTTTTATCTCCAGTATTAAGGTCATTTCCAGCATTGTGTCCGATGAGTACATTTTCCTCTGCACCACTCGCTAATGCATTACCAGCTAGTTTTCCAAAGACTGTATTAGATGTACCACTATCATTATTACTTAGTGAGATTCGTGAGTTGTCATCAAGAATCATAGCAGTAGTTGATGGAACTTTAAAAGCGATTCCATTTGAACCATTTAAAGTAGTCATATTAAATCTACCAGTTCCAGCTTCGTACATTGTAAATCCAGCAGTTCCACTACTGGCTCGTAAAGCAACTATATCACCAGTTCCTCCAACTGTCAAATCAGCGTAGTTTGCAGAGGAACTATTTATCATTACATTACCAGCAAATGTGGCGTTACCACCACTAGCAATTTCTAAAAGCTCACCTTCAACTTGATTACCAACAATAAAATGTTCTTGATTCACACTTGAACCAGATTTAAACCCTATGTAACCATCACCACCATTCTTTTCTAGTCTAAACGTAATTAAACTATGTGTTTGAGTTGCACTTGTGTTCGTATTTGTTAGTTTGAGAAGAGATTTAGCGTAACTTTCAGAATCATATTCATCAGATTCATTTTTAGATACTATTACCTTGCCAGCAAATGTAGCTTCACCTGAATTTAATTGTAATGTACCACTACTACTTGCATCTCCAATTTTAGTAATGTTTGAGTTGTCGAATGAAACTATTGCTTTTTCAGCCCCACTTGTATTTAAAAAATTAATACTTTTATTATTTGGAAAAATTGCAGTATTAGTAAATGTAACATCGCCTGTACCATCTATACTCATTCTAACTACTGCATTAGTTTGAAAGTTCATAGTATTTGAACTATGAGCGTAATTTATATAGGCTACATCATTGTCATCTACATCACCAAAATAAATAATACTATTAGCATTATTTGGCGAAAGAAATTGTAAGGATGCGTGGCTATTAGATTCAATAGTTACTTGTGAATTTGAATTAGCAGTTACACTACCAGCTGAACCATCAGTAATGTGCAATTCGTTATCTGGAGAACTAGTTCC